CTCACCATCATACTCACCATCATACTTAACAAAGTCATTTATATTACTTATCATATAACCGACCTTACCAAATATCCCCATATTAAACCAACCAACACCCATTTTAGATGGGGTTAGATTATCTAATTTAATTGGTATTGTAAAATATTGCCCTTTTAATTTATTATATTTTTCAGGTTCACTACCTGTAGCTGATATCAATTTAACTTTTATTTCACCATCAATATTACTTAATACTTTGAATATAATATTGGTAGCTTCATCAACTTCAAAGATATAATATGTTTCTGGTTGTAGGGCATCTAATTGTCTTAGGGTATCTACCAATGATTGATTACTATCTTCTTCAGTATCAGCATTATCGGTAGACCTATTTACCTTATTAGTTGAAGGTTGTTTTTGTTCTGGTTCTCTTAAATCTATGGTATCCTTCTCAACACCAGTTTTATTAGTTATTTTAATAACTTCAACACCTTTAATAGTGTAATTACGTTTAACTTCTGAATTCTTTTTGGATACTTGTGACATCTTAATATCACCATCTCGAACACCTTCTAATTTTGATACTATGAAATGCCAACCAGTTTTGGTTGATTTAACATCTAAACTAGCCAACTTAACTGCGTTACCTAGGTCATCCACAACTTGGAATGAGTGAGTACCACTAGCATCTTTCACGTAGATACTATCACCTTCTTCAAGGTCTTGAAACGCCATAACTGGGTCAGTATCCTCGGTGAATAGTCTATCGAATTGACTTTCAGTAATTTTTATTCGTTTATTCATTATCATTCCATATAGTAATAAATATCCTGAAGGTGGGAAACATTACCCTTTGATTTCACCAGACTTTAACTTAGCCTTTAACGCTTCACCACTGACAGTAGTAGTTCGGGTTCCTCTACCACCAGATGAATTTTGTTTACTAATACTTTCATAGTGTTCTTTTTTAGCCCTATTCTCATTCATGAGTAGGTGTAACTGATACCTTCTAGTTGCAGTAGGCATAGCCATTACGTCCGACCATGAATTACCTATGTGTTTAGTGGATACGAAGACTTCTTCTTCCAACCACTTACGATACTCATGTGTTAGTCCAAAAAAAGTTGAGGTTAAACGGAAGAAATGTAGAGACGGTATCCCCTCCACCCGTCTGCACCTTGATATTCAGGTTTACGCCTGATTCGTTCTCGTTATAAAAAGTTCTGAATGCTCTAAGGTCAGCCAATCTCATATTATTAATAGCCTTGTGAACCACTTCTACATTAGTGTCACCATTAATTGCAGCTATTTGACGTTGTAGTGTGTAGGTGGAACGATGATTAATGGGTGAATTAGTTTTCTCATCTCTAGTAATTGACTCTTCAATAAAATCTTCGTCCCTAACTGTTAGGTAACGGTACTTAAGTAGGTCACCACTTTGTGGGCAAGTGAAATCGAAGCACCCATTTTCATCTGGGTCTTTCTCCATATAGATATACTTCAAATCATTTAAGTCGAAGTCGAAATCCTCAGCCACACCTTTATTATTCACAATCGTGATAGGATATATATTACCGAATGAACTACCTCTTAACCATATGATGATAGCGTTTCTATCACCTAGTAGTAAATCATCATATTTAAGATTTTCTTCTAATAGATTTCTACTGATTAATACCTTAAGAAAGTTCCCACTTTCTAATAAGTTAGCTGAAGTTAAAATATTTTCATCAGAACCTGTCATATAAGCTACTTTGATACTACTTTTAACACCCTTATATGTTTTACCTTTGGAAGGTATTGGGATAACATCGAAAGCTGATTCCCACTTCGGTCTGGATAGTACTTCTACTTCACGTTCCAATTTATCAACTTCTAATAACTTCTTATCCACTTCAATAATTGGTGGTGTCATCATTGTTTGGTGTACTGGTTGCGCCATTGATTGTGCTTGGGCTAATTGTTCATAACTAAGAGCTTCGATTGGTGCTACTTGTAACTCTGGTGAGTTTCTAAGAGCTTCTTCACGGGCTTTAAGTTGTACTTGTGTTCGCTCCAGCATTTCTTGTGCTGCGCTCATCTCACCTTGAGTGACTGCTGGTACAGGCGCTGGTGCTTGATTAGGTTGTCCATTAGGTGCTCCACCTGTTGGGAAAACATTTGGTTTTTTGTCTACCATTTTTGAAAATTATTTATTCTTATTCTTTAAAACTTCAGCAATTTGTTTTAATAGGTTTACTGATACCTCAACAACTTCGTCATCATTATCTTTAGTACTAAACCAATCTTGAGAAGGTGGTATTTGTTTAGGGGTTGACGGGTATGGCGCTTTCTCAGACCACCCTTCTCTCCTAAGCCTCTCTTCCGCTAATAATCTTGTGCGCCTTAATTCAACCTCAAGATTTGCAACCTTCGCTTGATAGTCCTGAATACTACCATTAATTAATGTTGTTTCAGGGGCACCAGCATCTACTACTGAATCAGATAATGGTGTTTGTATGTGTACGTTATCCAAATTATATTTACGTATATTATTGTCAGTATATTCCATTAACATGTTAATGCGGTCAATGTCGAAGTGTTCGTAGATTTCCTCTATTGTCAGAAGTCTAAACGGACCATTCGGATTGTTCTGGTTATGTGGTTTATTAAAGTTGCTCATATATTCAATTTTAATTGAAATTATCTAATAGTAAATAGTCCTATAGCGTATTTTATGACATTTTATATATTAAACCATAAGAAACCCCACATATAGTGGGGTTTCGATGATTCTACTATTTGAAAATCAAAACAATAAAATCGCTCTATCGAATCGCATAGTAGCAACGATATCAGCAATAGCATCATCATCCATACTCAAGTCACCAAAGTTTACGTTAGTAAGCATAGTTCCTTGAAGTACCCACTTCTCAATTACAACCCCAGCAGGGTCAAGCATTTCCAATTCAATATCTTTTTTATAACCAGCCGCATAACCTTGTCTACCTGTAATAGATTCAGATTGTAACCTAACCCATTCCATAATAGCTTGCGCTGTTGAAGGACCGATTGCATCTCTGAATGTAACATCGATTGCTTCCCAGAAGAAACGACCAATTATCCAAGTTGAGGTATTAAGGAATGGGATTTCCACTTCTCCTTGTGTGATTGATGGTCTTGATGCTGATGCCAGCCACCATTCTTGAATTCCCAAATCTGCTGGGAAACGTAACATCCACCTATTCTTCCTTTTTGGTTCGTAAGGGATGGGCATTTTCATTAGTAAATCAGCCATGTTTTTTTTTTTAGTATTAGTTTGTTATTGTCTACGTTTATAAATATCAGAAAATGGAAAAAATTTCAATTAGTCACTAAGATTTATTGCTAACCCACCAGTAACACCCTCAGTATTGAAGGCTATATCATTAAATTTCTTTTGAATTTCGTAAACATCCGCTTCCAATTTATCACTAGCATTGGTCATACCAAGCTCTTCTAATCCAGAAGTTATATCGTCAAGTTTCTCAGACTCTAGATACTTCTTTATGGTATTAAGTGTTTTAGGGCTACTTAGAGCCTCTTTAGCTACCTTATCATTAAAACCACTAAGTTTAATACCCATGAGTGATGCTACACCTAATAGAACGCTCATACCAACCCCTTCATTGATAGTTTTAGGGTTACTCATATGGTTTAATACCATTTGAAGTTGGGATTCGGTTATACGTATTACTTTACTCATATACTATAAATATCATCTAGAAACAAAAAAAGCGGCACCGAAGTACCGCTTTTTAAGATAATCAAGTGATGGTTTTAAACATCTTCGAAAGATGCCCCAGTGTTCATATATATGTAGTACAATTTTCGAAATTAATAATACTTAACTTTTGATTGAACTCACCGTTAGTTAACTTCCATATTGTAGAATTAGAATCTGGTAGTAAGTAAACACTTATCAATATTCATAATATTCATAATATTAAAATCCACACATATAATTAGACTTTTCTTGACTTTGTTGATATTTATTAGTATATTTGTATTATGGGTAGAAAATTAACGACAAAGGATTTTATCGAGAAGTCTAAAAAGGTTCACGATATTAAGTACGATTATTCAAAATCGGAATATATAAATGCTAACACTGATATCTCAGTAATATGTGAGAAGCATGGTATTTTCAGTCAACGGGCTAGTGTTCATATGGCTGGTGGTAATTGCCCTAGATGTATTGGTAGAGGTAAAGACGTAACCGAAATAATCTCAAACCTTAAATCAATGCATGGTGATAAATATGACTATTCGTTAGTGGAGTATGTAAATGCAGTTACCGCTATTAAAATTAGGTGCCCAGAGCATGGCGTGTTCGAACAAACATATAACACACACTTGAAGGGTCACGGTTGCCCATCGTGCTCCAATAATAGACAACATAATACGGAATCGTTCATTAGCGTTAGTGTGGGGCTACATGGGGATAAATATGATTATAGTAAATCGGATTACGTGAATAATAGAACTAAACTAATCATCATATGCCCAATTCATGGTGAATTCAAACAAATGGCTGACCATCATCTACGTGGCTGTGGGTGCCCCAAATGTAAGACCAACATATTAACCAATATTAATACTATAACACAAGAGGATTTTTTAACTAGATGTACCGTAGTACATAGTGGTAAATATGACTATTCGAATACGACTTACATAGGTATTAAGGGTAACATAGTGGTAACATGCCCAGAACATGGCGACTTTGAACAACTGGCAGATTCACATCTAAGGGGTTGTGGTTGTCAAAAATGTGGTATTAAATATGATAAATCTGAAGGTCAGGTGAAAGATTTTATACGGGGGTTAGGTATACCATTTTTAGAGAATGTTAGAAACATCATACCACCATTGGAATTAGATATTTATATTCCATCACATAATATAGCAATTGAGTTTGATGGGTTATATTGGCATTCCGAATTACGAAAACCATCAAATTACCATTTGAATAAAACTGAAGGGTGTGAGAAGCAAGGTATTCGACTTATCCACATATTCGAAGATGAGTGGACACTTAACGAAGATGTAGTAAAAAGTAGGTTAAGTAATATTCTAGGGATTAATAAACATAGAGTGTTCGGTAGGAAATGTAGAGTAGTTGAATTAGATAAACCAACAACTAAATCATTTTTAAATGAAAACCATTTACAAGGTTCGGTTGGTAGTAGTATCGATATAGGATTAACCTATAATGGTGAAGTAGTATGTAGTATGCATTTCAATAGACCTAGGTTGGGTATGGGTAAGGGTGGTAATTATTACGAGTTAAGTAGGTTTTGTAATAAAAAAAATACAACGGTAATAGGTGGTGCCTCCAGATTGTTGAAATATTTTATTAAAACTTATAACCCAAAAGAAATTATAAGTTACGCTGATAGGAGATGGAGTCAAGGTGAACTATATGAGACGTTAGGGTTTAATAAAGATGGTGTGAATAGACCAAATTACCATTACATTATTGGTAACACTAGGAAACATAGATTTGGGTTCAGGAAGCACATATTAGGAAAAGAAGGTTTTGATGTTGAAAATAAAACTGAACACCAGATAATGTTAGATAGAGGTATCTATCGAATATATGATTGTGGAACTATTAGATATAAAAAAGCCTGACATAATCAGGCTTTTTTTTTTTAGATAATCATTAGATATTAAACATCTTCGAAAGATGCCCCAGTGTTCATAATATTAAATTCTACACAGATAAACTCGAGTGCCCTTGTTGGTTTAATGAATATACGTCCAAAAAGTTCGTTTCTATCTCTAGACTCTGGGCTGTCATCCAATACCACTCGGAAATCAGTAAGACCTCTTTCAGACCTCATATTATCCAAGATAGGGTTCACCAACCCAAGGAATTGGTTTCTTACGATGTCATCATTTTGTTCGAATAACAATCTAATAGATACCGCAGATATTAGTTTTCTAGCTTGTAGAAGTAATCTTCTCACATTAAGTTTATTAAGTGCTGATTCTTTAATCTGTAGAGTATTGTTACCCCAAATCTTAATACCTTCACTAGCGATTGAAGTAATTGGGTTAATTCGACCCGCATACAACACATCTCGTTGTTCTTGTGTAAGGTTGATTCTAGTTTTAATAGCGTCTACATCTCCTCTTTGTACCCCAGCAACTGCATACCATGGGAATGCAATATTATCAGTTAAAGCTGCGTTTCTAACGTAGTCTCTTGTAGCTGGTAACCAGATGTAAACATTATTCTCTTGGTCATTTACTTGTACCCAAGGGAAGAACGTACCACTGTAGTTACTATCATACAGACCATCAATATCATTTACGATATCATTTGGGTCTAGAATTTCACCACCTGAGTCAACATCAGGAAGGGTCATGATATAAACAGAGTCAGCCCTATCTTGCTCAATCATCTCAATAGTTTCCTCAACTAGATTACTATTATCAATACCATCAATACCAGGAGTTGCAAACACGTTAATGTTTACTGATTCTGGGTTATTGAATGTCCAGATAGCCTCTAGGTAAGCGTAATAGTCAGACGTAATACCAGCATCACCGTTGGTAAGCGCTCTATTTGTAAATGCACCTGAATTCAAACCATCAATACCTTTAGCACCGTTGATTCGGTAGGTATCTTTATTAGTTCTTTGGTCTCGATAGACATCCCATCCATCAAATCCACCATATGGTGCAAATGTGAACTTTCTAGCGTAAATCTTTTCATAATCAGTTCCAATAATACCAGAATCAGTTCTGAATTCATAAGACCCCACATCGAATAGGAATACTGGTGAATAGGTATCACCTGATGAATTGTAAACTACTTCCACCCCATCGATAGTCGCACCAGTAGCATCAATGTCCATGTGGAAACCTTTAGTAAGACCAGTCCACATTGAAATATCATTACTATCTGGGATTCCTTTATAATCCAAGAAATCTTGGTCGATACCTACGGTATTAGAAAGACCTAAGTAGATTTTTCTCTTATTCTCGAATGTACCATAAGTTTGCTTGTAGCAAATTGTTGGGAATGTAACACCAGAGTTAGCTACTTGTGAGTAGTCTCTTATTGGCACTCCAATCATACCTGCTGGGAAAGCATCACTCGTATCATTAGTGTCATCTAATTCAACTAATACGTATGACGAGTTAGAACTGTAATCACCATCCAACGTACCAATCTTCTTGGCGATATAATTGTTTGATGTTGGGTCCATTGTCAATCGTGCGAACTTCTCAAGAACTACCTTATTCGCATCAGTATCACCAAATGCTCTAACTTCCATATCGAAAGTCTTTTCATCTGGTTTGATATTCGTAATTGAAATCTTAATTTGCTGATTAGCCGCATTACCATCAGCAATTGTCCAAAGTCTGAATAATCTAAGTAAATTAGTACCTCTAAGTTCTGATACCACGTAAGGAGTTACAGCAGGTGTATACTCGGTTTGGTAATCACTAAACGGTAGACCAATAACGTAATCAATAAGTGAAAGGTTAATACCTCTTACTTTATCATCAGTAATAGCTTTATCCATCATATTTTGGTACAATTCTTCAACGAATACTGATGTTTTACCATCTTTCTCACCTCTACCTAATACCTTACCTATGTAATTTCTCTTAGTTTTATCAAATGATAAATTATAATCGAAAACTCCTAATGTAGTAGCAATACCACTTAAGGAGAAATTACCTAATGGGTCAGTTGCAGCACCAGTTGGTGTTGCACCGAATTCGATATACGTAGTATCCAATGATGTAGTACCTGTTACTTCTGGAACCAATATTTCATCACCATTGTATTGACCTCGTGAACGTAGCAATGCTACTAATTGGTCTTCAACGTCTGAATAGGATGTACCTGAACAACTTGTAGTTACACCAGAAGTGTGACCAGTTGTCGCACCACTGACAGTAGTAACATCAGTAACGAATAGGTTGAATGAATTACCAACAAATGTGTTACCCACCTTAATGTAAGTACAAGGAATACTAGCGGTATCACCAGTTGAGGCAGTCTCTAAAAATGCTAATGCAGTGTTTAATGAACCATTAAGTATTAATGTCCCAATAACTGATTCTGGGGTAGTATATGTAACAGTACCACCAGTAATAACCTCATATTTGATTAAGAAGTCAGTTGAGAATCCCGTATATGTTGCACCAGAAGTGGTAACAACTGTACTTGGGTCTAATGCAGCGTCAAGAGTAATACCCCATGCTTCACCAGCATCATAACCTGAGAATCCTAGAATTCTTGTAACAAACAATTGATTTGATTGTGTTAGGTATGATTTTGCGATATAAGGTAATTCATACTTTGGGTACCCACTACCTTTGAACTTTGTTGGATTTTGACCTCCGAAGAAGGTTTTGAATTCATCATAGTTAGATATGAATACGGGTTGAAATGCAGGTCCTTTAGTAGTTTCCCCTACCAAACCTAATGTGGTTACCCCTACTTGACGGGTAACGAAACTTAAATCTTTCTCGGAGGTATATACACCAGGACTAACGAATACTCTATTTTCAGCCATTTAACTTTATTTTTTTGTGTGTCTTTATTATAATGCTTGATTACTACTAATAAATATAGGTGAATAACCAAAAGATTTAACCCATCTACTTAATTTCACGGTGGGTAGTTCAACTTTCTATATAAATTTCACAATACCAACCAATTTCATCGTATTCAATCTCATACCAAAAAATAGTTGATTCCATGTTACAGCCTC